TTTTGCCTCTACAATTCTGTAGCGTTCTTTAAATCCGTACCGTGTCCAAAGCCGGGCGATGGCTTCTCTTGCAGCACCTTGTATTTTAGTTGCGCCGTATGTTTTTAGTAAAGCTGTAAATTGTACATATGTGTCTTGGTTGCTAATTAACTTACCACCAATAGCAGTAACAAAAGCAATTCTATCGTTAGGCATGTTATAAAAATTAACTGCTGCCGCGCCGTGTATTTTATTTTCTTCATCTGTTGCTACTACTAATAACCATTCACCTTTAGCTAAACAAGCTTTAGCCTGCTCTACTGTGTAGTCGTCTTCACCCCATTTTAACGCTTCTGCCAAAAACTCTTCAACCAAAGGCCAAGTCTGGTGAAAGACAGCTACATTAACGGGCTGAATAGCTAGTTTCAATTAACCGCCTCCACTACCAGCAGGGTTTTTAGATGCTTCATACTGACTACGTTGCCATCTAGCAAAAGCTGCATCGTCATCTAATTGTTCTTGCGTTTTATCAGTGCTAGTTGCCGCTGCTTGAGCTTCCGCTTTGGTTGTAGCTGTACGGTTAAGCGCTTCTTGCGCTCTTACATAATCTGGTTTATATGTGCTTGCCGCAGTAGTATATGACGGCATGGATGATGGCATAGATGATGATGTAGAAGGCTGTGAACCATACTGTGGACGATTTTGATATCCACTCATCATGCGGCTTAAAAGCTGCTGTAAACCCTGCATTTGTGGTTGCTGTTGATACTGTTGCTGCTGTGGTTGGTATTGAGATTGCATACGTGATTGCGCTTGCTGTCCATATGCACCACCAAAACCAAAGCCTTGTTGTGGCTGTTGTTGCATTTGAGGGGATGTGTACCCTTGCATACCTCTGCTAAAAGTACCATAAGAAGGAGAACCTTCAAACCCACCTTGTGCTCGTCCTTGAGCCGCTGCTGCACCCATATCTTGTTGAGCTTGCATTGGATTTGTTTGGTCACCCATGCCACCCTGTTGACCTAAATAGTTTTGATAACGCTCTTGCTGTAATTGCTCTGTTTGTTCTGGAGTGCGGTACGATGCGTCCATAGCGCTGTTTTGTTTAAATTGGTCAAAACTCATTGGCGCTGAACTAGGCTGTTGACCGCCTATACCACCCGTAATACCCATACTACCCATAAGACCCCTACCACCTTGCGAGCTTTGTTGCCCACCAAATCCAGAAGCTGAACCAGGCTGTTGACCCCCTGACCCCATACCGCCCATCATGCCTAGTGCGCCAAGAGCGGAACCAAACCCTCCTGCTGGTGGTGGCTGATTAAACTGTTGATTTTGTTGTTGGTTTCCCTGCTGTTGACCAAACTGTGCCATTGCAGAATCCATCGGAGAAGCTGCGCCCAAGCCTCCACCCATACCAACCGATTGACTCCCATTATTGCCTTGTAAGCCTGTGTTTGTTTGGGCTGCGCCCAGTGCTCCGCCTGCCATAATTATTCCTTAAACTGGTAGATATTTGTTCATGTTAACTGCTGGTGCTTGTTTCTTTTTGCCAGTGCGTGCTGTACGAACTTTATCCATCATGGCGTAAAGGCGTTTAGCTCCTGCATCAGTAGACCCGTTACCAAGGTGAGAAACAACATCAGCAGGTACAACAAACTCGCCATCAGCCAAACGGGCAGGTTGCTTAGAACCAATTTGAGCTGGAATATTATCTGACATACCATCGCCAGGACCTTTTAATAAGCGCCCACCATCAGAGTAAGCACCCAAATCAGCAAGACCACCACCAGCCATTAAAGTGCCAGTCATAGGGTTTACCCTAGCATCATAACTAGGTTCTGATTCAACTACTTCCAAACTTGTTGGGCGCTGTGTAGGTGTGGCATATTGTGTCTTATCAATCATGCCCTGTGGATACAGACCGCCTTGTGGGTTCATCGCTGTATTAGCTTGAGTCATACGCTCAACAGGACCACCTGTTTGGTAAGCGGACATTAAACCACCCTGCGCTGCATATACAGGATACTGCGCTCTGTAATACGGGTTAGGTTGAATTGGGGCTTGCGCTTGGAAATTAGGGGAAATACGTTTAAGCGGGCTTTGGTAATTATCTTGTGGTGCACCATTTTTATTAGGAGGTGCATTAAAACCAGCAAGTAAGGCAGCGCCAAGAGTACTGTAACCAGCTTTTTCCCAAGGGGTTTGTTTAGACCACCAGCTTGCGTTGGGGTCTTTCATGTTCTGTGCTGCAATCTCTTCTGGAGTAAGCGCGCCTTTAAACCCAGTATTACTCATACCCATATCAGACACATACTGTTGCATGCTAGGTTGCGGTACACCAGCACCTTGATTTTGAACAAGTTGTTCAAGAGCCGCATTACGTGCTTCACCTGCTGGTAGCGACGCTGCTTGTATCCCAGCTTGTGTAGGAGGAATAGGAGGGGTAGGTGTAGGAGTAAACTGCGCCTGTGTAGGGATGTTAGCAGCCGCTTGTCCTGCGGCTTGAACAGGGGCATTAACTGTGGCAGACTGTCCTGTAGCCAAACCTGCGGCAGCAACATCAGCGCCTGTAGGAGCAACGGCTCCCATAGTAAAATCACCAGCGGGAGCACCACCCATCATGGAGCCCATAGCTCCAGTAGCCAAACCAGTAATACCACCCATCAATGCACCTTGCCCTACGTCTTTACCTTGGATAGCAGCAGAACCACCACCAATAAGGGCTCCCGCACCAGCACCTGCAATAAACGGAGCAGCAGCGCCAAAAGAGCTAGCCAGTAAAGGAGCAGCGGCACCAGCCGTAAAGTAAGTTGCAGCGCCAGCGGCTACGATTGGAAGGATGTCTTCTAGAAAACCCGCTTCAGGTAAACCCGTTTTAGGGTTACGTGTTAACGAACCACCATGATGTACGGCAAGCGCCTGTAAGCCTTGAACTTCACGAGGCGACATGTGGACAAGCATGGAGTCATTGCCACGACCGGTTTGTTGTACTTTTTTGGCTAAGTTATGTAGGCTCATAAGCGTACCTTGAGGTTGTTTGGTGTCAAGTTTATCATCTAAACTACCGTTCCGTCAGCTTTTATCCACTGAGTTCCAGTCCACCATATTGGCCTGTTTAAAGTGGTATCAAAATATACTTGCCCAACCTGTAAAGCATCTGTAGGTCTTAGCGCTGTTGTGCCTTTAGCCGGTATGGTTACGTTTTGAGTAAAGTTATCAATCTGATTAAAGTAAAGACGTAAAGCGTTATTTAATTGATCTTGGTATTGTTGCGCATAACTAGTAGGCGCAATAAGTAGGTTGGGGGCCTTTGACGGGCGAAGGGGCGTATCCCTAGCTATAGCCATTATCTACGTCCGTCGTTTCTAATATCAATACGTGGAGTACCTAGCTGCCATGCAACACCTAGTGTATTTGACTCAAGCCTAAAGCTTAACTGACGACCGCGCAAACGGGTATACACCTGACCATCAAATTCTTGAACTGGGTACTCACCTATTCTTGTGTAGTTTTGTGCGCTTTGTACAGCAGGGTTATCCGCTTGTCCATAAGGCGTACCAGAGTTTCTACGTGGGCGAACCGTCATAGTTACTGTAGGCTGATTTACGTTAGAGCCATTAAAAGTTACGTCAGGTAGTATGCGCCAAACAAACCCGAAGTTATGTCCATCACCAATGTCAAAGTCAGACGATTGTATATATGCATTAATAGGAAGTGCAGTTAGACCAGCAACGTCATCTACGTTAGCTTCATGGTATAAAACACGTCCGTCAGCTGCAGTTGAATACATATCTTCTGAATCTATAGTTTGCGCTGTGCTTACTGTATACGTGCCTGTCCCGCCAGAACCAGAACCAAAAGCAGTAACTTGTGTATTACGAGTTATTCCAGAACCAAATATGTAATCTCCAAGCACAATAGAACCTGTTGTTGAAGAAGTTACAGTCAGAGTAGTTCCGCTAATAGATCCCACAAATTGCGAATTGGTAGCGTAGGTAACACCCATAGGATACTGGCGCAAACCAGAATCTAACCATGCTGTACGTACCATACTGCCGTAAGTCCAAGTGCGCTCAAGATAGTTGTAAATAACGTATTTATCTATGGTGTTGGAAGTAGTAGAGCAGTAAAACCACCATACTTCGCTATAGCCTTCGTTAGAACCCGCAAATACTTGGAATGCTTGGTCTTTGTTAATGTCTTCATAGATGTATTGCCACAAAGCGCAGGGTAATGTTTCTACACGACCAGAATACATAAAGAATTTATCGGTACCCATCCAGTAAGTTACGTTATTAATAGTAATAGACGCATTAGGAGACATGATAGAAATGTTGTCTTGCAACAACTGGAAACCCCAAATATAGGGTGGCCCTAAATATTGCATAGAATAAATAGCAGCGTCAGACCAAACCAAAATCTCTTGGCGTGTTGACTTAGCGCACATAATGTACGAGCCAATATTTAAACGATATTCACCCGCCTGGTTAGTAGCTGCTGGAACCCATTCAAACGGATTTTCTTGATCAGACCAACGAACTAATAACGGGTCAAATGCGGTGTTGGCGTTTGTGGGGTCATATGGATTAGCTCCAAAAGCAATAGCAAAACGCTGAATAGCAGAGCCAATAATTTGGTTTGTTGTGTTAGGTACAAACTGCCCACTGTACCCTTTAGTTGTAGATACATCATTAAGAAGTTTTGCTCTAACAGATACTCCAGTAGTTGCATCCCAATAGTAAATAGAACCGCCACGAGGGGCAATCAATAAATCTTCACCAAAGTTATCGTTAGTCCATAGGCGTAACTGCTGACCAATACCGACAGAAGCCGCAGCGCCCCAGCCACGAACTGGAGCTACAGGAGTAGACACAACAACCGAACCACCAGATGCTGCAGTAGAACTAGTTGTAGAAGATGTAATTGAACTAATGTTAATTGTGTATGTGTTTACGCCAGTAACAGTAACTGGAAACGCTTTTTGCAAAATTAAATAGTTAATACCACACGGGTTAGAAGCAATGCTAACAAAATAGACGTAATCGCCAGTAGTTAAACCGTGCGCTGTTTGAGTAACTGTTAATACTTGTATTCCAGTACTTGTTGCAGTAAATGGGTTTGTCAAAGTGGTATTAACGTAAGAAGGCCAAGTTCCAGCGCCCCAACCAGTACCAACAATGTAAACATCTAAACCAGTATTAACTTCAAATGCCATAGTAATACTTGTTCCACCGCCAGCAGCCACGCTAGATGTAGCCGCTGTGCTTACTTCAAAACTAAAAGTATCAAGGTCTACATAAGTAATTTGATGTTCAGCATTTAACTCGCTTGCAGGAATACCCCCCACCGCAGTAGCCCCAGAAATAGTTACAAAGTCGTTTGTAACACCGCCATAGTTTGCGTAATTAACATAAACAGTTCTAGAGCCGTTTACTGTCTGTATGCAGTTATCTGTGGTTGGAATTGATGCATGTGTAAATGTGGCGCGGATAGGGGTAACGTCGTTATAGTCGCCGCCTTGCTCAATGTAGTATTTAAGGTTTGTTCCAACACCCAAAAGATTAGCGCCGTTAAGTGTGACCCAATTCCATAGAATTCTACACACGCCTAAAAACGTGTTGTTAGACAAACGAATCCAACCACCAATCTTTTCTGGAAAACCGGAACGAAAACGTACTTTATCGCAAGCGTACCAACCACCTTCGTTAGAATAGTCTGTACCTTCTCGGTTAATACCTGGACGGAATTGTAGTTTTTGTAATGGCATGGTTTACCCTAATACGGATAGTGCTTTAGCAATTTTGGCTTTGCGGTCATCTAGCCCAATTAAACCGCCATTAATACGTTTGGTCATTGTATCAAGGTCCCCAGCATCAGCCAAGGCATTTAAGCCTTTCTTGTTCCAAAACCAGCCAGCACTTAAAGCCGCATATTCAGGAGTACTAAGCAAATCAGGATCACTGAGAAGATCCACACCAAGACCAGATCCGCAGTTTCCATAATTTTCTTTGCCAGTTAACTGAATTAAACCTCTTCCCAAATACTTAGCCGCCTCTTCTTCGCTGGTGTTACCTAAGCGTCCGTTGTATACCTTGCCAGCAATTTTGGCTGGTTGACGTGCATATTGGTCGGCTATCTCTTTAGTAGGAAATCGGCTGGGCCACGTCTTCATTAGCCCTTCTGCGCTGTAATTGAGGTTTTCTTGTAGTACCTTAAAATTACCAGACTCGTGCGCACACTGACCTATGAAACAAGCCTGACGTTGAAAGGTATTGATATCGTATTTGGCAAAAGTATCTTCCAATGGTTGAAGCCATTTACTGTCAATACCTAACTCTGCTAATTGCTCATTCGTCATTGTCATCATGCCCTAATTTAATACCAGTAATTAATCCAATAAATCCACCAATAATGGTTTGGAACGCTGGAGTAATAGCCTCAAATATTTTGTCGTTACTAACATTGTTGTCAAATAAGCCAATTAACATTGCACCTACCATTCCAACAACTACAATACATAACGTAAGAGTAACGGTCATTGTTACCCATGAACCTAATGGTGTTTTTTCTGTCATTTCAAACTCTCATACTGTTTATAACAAGCCTGTAATGCAACCCTTATTTCGTCTGCTCTGGCAGCTTCCCTACCAAGAAATTCTGAATCCTCGGCATAACGGCTGGCTCCGTTGCAACCTTTTCCATTTGCGGTTTCTGCGGTACGACTGGGACGCTTACGCAACTCACTAACAGCATCGACCAACTGATTATTAATAACTTTAATTTGAGCATCTTTATCTTTCCTTATCTGGTCAGCATCTGATTGGTACTGGTGTTCTTTATCTCGAATGGTCTTTTCTGCTTTACTTTGCTGATACGAGCACCCGTTAACAAACCCACCGCAAAACAAGGTTATAGCTACTAAAGCATATATAGCGTAAAGGTTCATGGGTTAATAGGCTCTTTAGTGACGTATCTTAAAATAGCCACAATAATCCCCACTACGGCAAATATAACGCCATAGTATTTAGGATCAATAATCGACTGAAGATACGGCAAGTATTCAAGTAAAGCGCCAAAGATAACCAGCGCTACCGAAAACCACATAGTTTTAGATTGATAGCACTTCATCTTTGTTTAGACTTTCATGATGTAAGCAAGCGCATAGTATGGTGGCAAGTTGCTAAACGCAGTACCAGAACCAGTTGCACCCGATGTACCAGTTACAGTCACAGTGTGGGTATGGGTTGTATTAGAGTTCATTCCACCAGATGTAAAGCTATGGCTGTGGGTATTATTGGCGTTCATGTACCCAGTATCAAAATAATGA